GCCAAGATGAGAAAGATATCCCAGCTTGGATTCAAGATCATATTACTAATGCAGAGAATTATATCAATCAGGCTTCAAAGAATTATCATGAATACCACAATGGTGGAGAAGATATGGATGAACTTCCTGTAGGCAGTGAAGAAGAACCAGTAGATGACATGACACTTCAAGGTATGATGGAAAGTGTTGTTAAGCGTAAAAAGCAAAAATAAATAATGCCAGTGAGTAATCATGACATATTAAAGACCATACTCTTACAAGAGTTAGATAGGATGGAGCCTGAACAATCTACGTTTGAGGATGATCCTATGCAGTTTATATTGAGAAAGTATGTAGGACTTAAGAACACTCTTGAGTATCTTATGACTCCATCATTTGAAGAGTACATAACAGGTATATATGTAGTGGCTCCTAAACCAACTACATTTAAAATTGTTTTACACAACGGCCAATTCTTTTTCTTACAGTTCATGGGTAAAGCTTATGAAGCAACTGTAGAAGGAAAGAAATACTATTTAATGTCTATAGGTGAGAAAGAAAGGTGTATGGTTGCTATATCAAGACTATTAAGGTTTGGCAATCCTTTGAAGACACAAGGTCCAGAAGGAGCAGAGCAAGGCACAAGAGATTCAGAAGGTCCAGCAGAAGAAGCAGGACCAACACCACCAGCAGAAACAGGAGGCGAAGAAGCAGGAGCTGGAGGTGAAGAGCTTACGGAAGCTAAAATACTAGAGGGTATTTTAAAAAAGAATCTTACTGTAGAATTTACTGTTAGTCCAAACTATAAAACTAAAGAGGGATTCAATCCATACTATGTATTACAGGATAATATCAAAAATGATGTTGCTAAAAAATTAAAATTAGATCCTGAAAAAGTTGTTTTTAAAAGTGTATTTCAACCCAAAGGAAAACCTGTTTTAGATAGAAAAGGTAAATTTTTTTTTCAAGTAGCTGTAGATAATAATGGAACTATTACAGATACTGAATACTATGTACAAACAACAAAGGCAGAAGTAGTAGATCACTATGGTACTAAAAAAAGAAAAGACTCTACTGCATCTTCTAATGTTAATGAACTTTTAACTGTTTATTTTTTAATAAATAATTTTAAAGGAACTCCTGAAAAATTTATAGAGTTTGTTAAAAGCAAGAAAGGATCAACTGGAGTTAAAACAGGAGATGGATCTGATGTAACATACGAAATGTTATCTAAACTTCTTGATAAAGATGAGACTCCTGAAAGAGATATTGCTATAGGAATTAATAACGCTAAAGCTGTTAAAGCTGATATAGGAGGAAATATTAAATCTATTTCTCAAGTGTATTGGACACCTAGAGCAAAACCTGAAGGCGTAGGAAGTAAAAATCCATCTGACGTATTTATTAAATTTAAAGACGGAAACTTTTTAGGATACTCAAATAAAATAACAGACAAAGGACCAGATTCTACTCCTAAATTTAATACGAGCCTTTCTGCATTTGCTAGTAAGGTAGGAGATAAAAAACAAGATAAAAACATAAAACAAATAGTTGACAGCTCTTGGAATCAAGCAGCAGAATCAATAATAACAAATAGATCTTTAAAAGCACCTAATACTAAAAAGGCACTTAAAGATTTTGATATTGAAAAAGAAAATCACTCTGAAACAACTAGTAGAGGATCTTTTGCGAATCTTGCTAGAGAGTTTCAAAAAGATGGACTGGATTTTTACGGAAAAGACTTCTATCATTTATTTAGAAATCAGTTAATACAAAATATAGGAAGCTATTGGAAAAAACCTACAAACTTAAATTATTTACTTAAAACCATTGCGTATTATACCTATGGAGAAGTAAATCCAGAAGTTAATGATGTGCCTTATAAATTACTTATAGGAACAGAAACTGGATCAACAATAAAAGATGTTACTTCTGATGATGAATCCAAAATGATGCTTACTAAGTCTACTCCTGAAAATATTAAAAAGATACAATTTATATATGGAGGAACTGGGCAATCTTTCGATATTAAATTTTATAGCGATTTAATACAATCAAATGTTACTATTCCATTGACACTAAGAACTAGAGCTTCTGGTGGATGGGCAGGAAAATCACTCTATATTAATACTTCTGGTTTAAAAATAGGAGAAAAATAATTTTTTTATTTCAATTATTTTTTGTATATTTAAGGCAAACTAATTTTATGCCTAAAAAAGACGCATCTTATAGAACTATAAAAACAATCGAAGGCATTGTTATGCATGTTTATGAGGACGAAAAGGGAATTGTAAAACCTCACTGCCCTACAGGACCTGCAATTCTATATCCAAAAGGACAGAATAAGCCAGATGAATACTACATCTTTGGAGTAAAATATGACTACGATAAGTGGTTAGAATTATCTAGACCTCTCAGAAGATCAGTTACTAAGGAAGATTTTGTTGATTGATAAATATTTATAGGTAAATAAGCCTATATGTCATTTAATCTGCAACATTACTTGGTCGAGAATAATCTTACCTTGATCTCTAGGATCAGAGAGGAGGAAGAGGGCCAAGAAGTTGAACCTACAAAAGCTGATCTAAAATCATCAGAAACAACCTTCAGAAACATCGATAAAAAAAAGAAGGAGTATGCTGACCTACAAGCTAAGGTAAAAGCTATTATTGCTAAATACACTGAAAAGGGTCCTGATGGATCTTTAAAGTTAAAAGATGTAGCTGGATACAAGAAGGAAGTAGGAAACATTCCTGACAGACTTAAGCTTTTAAAGCAGCAGATAGATCAAGTTGAAAATCCTAAATTAGATTCAGATGAAGAAGATATTTAGTGTAGGCTTGATTATACTATTAGCTTTATTAGCAGTATGGTATATTTTTATCTATAGCCCAGCTAAGTTTGATACAAAACCTTTCGACGTTAAGATAGACTCACTTCAACATGAGGTTGATTCTTTACATGAAGATAATGCTAAACTAGAGACTTTTATTTCTGTATTAGAAGGAGATAACTTATATTTAGTAAAGAAAACAGGAAAGCTTCAAGCAAAGATTGGTGATTTAAAAGAAGACTTAAAAGACGCTAAAGATGCATTGAAGTATACTCCAACTCAAGTAGACAGCTTCTTTGTTGCTAAGTATAGTGAAGAGTATAATAAGAAGTCTGAAGATACAACTCACTTACCTTTAGAAGTTAGTAAAGCTGTTGTAGTTGATTTGAAAGAAGGTGAAGTAAATGAGAAGATAGTAGTAGCACAAGATAGTGTTATAGCAACTATGGACTCATCATTAAAGAATAGAGCTGAGGTGATTGCTAAATTGAGAGAGAAAGAAGCTAATTATATTAAAATAGACAGCAATAGAATTGAGCAAATAAACAACTATAAAATTCAAATTGACGGACTTAAAGCTGATATTAAAAAACAAGGTTTTAAGCTTAAGTTTGGGAGAATACAGAAAGTTATTTTAGGAGCTGGAATACTAGGGTTATTAATAGTCAAATAATGTCTGATACTCAGATATCCATAAAAGAAAGAATAAAAGAGGAGTTTGTCAAGTGTGCAACGGATCCAGTATACTTCATGAAGAAGTACTATATGATCCAACATCCTCAAAGAGGTCGACAAATGTTCGACCTTTACCCATTTCAAGAGAAGGTACTTAGACTATTCCAAAAGAATGACTATTCAATCATTAATAAGTCAAGGCAGTTAGGTATATCTACATTAGTATCTGCCTACTCTTTATGGTTAATGTTATTCAACAAAGATAAAAACGTTCTTGTTATTGCGACTAAGCAAGACACTGCCAAGAACATGGTAACTAAAGTAAGGTTTGCTTACCAAAACTTACCAACTTGGCTTAAGATAGGAACGTCTGAAGATAACAGACTGAGTCTTAGACTAGCGAATGGTTCTCAAGTCAAAGCGGTTTCGGCGGCAGGTGACGCGGGTCGTTCTGAGGCGGTATCACTCCTAGTCATAGACGAGGCTGCGTTCATTGATAATATCGAAACAATCTTCACAGCGGCTCAACAAACATTGGCCACTGGTGGTGGTTGTATAGCTTTGTCTACTCCTAATGGTGTTGGTAACTGGTTCCACAAGACTTATCTTGCTGCACAATCTCAAGAGAATAAATTCTTGCCGATCTCTCTTCCATGGACTGTGCATCCTGAAAGAGATCAAGTTTGGAGAGATGATCAAGATAGAGTATTAGGAAAAAGAAATGCTGCACAAGAATGTGACTGTGACTTTGCTACATCAGGTAATACTGTTATTGAACCTGATATCCTTAGTTGGTACGAAGC